TCTTTGGAGAGATTGGTTTATCAATTCAAATGTATATGGTATTGATAATGGAGATGAAATGACTGATGAATATTTTAATATTGTGAATAATATTGATGGTGTAAATATTCAATATGCCGATGCATATACACACGAAGTAGTTTCTTTATATCAAAATAATTTTTTCGATTACATTATAGATGATGGACCACATACTTTAAACTCTCAAATAAAATGTGTAGATATGTGGTTTTCAAAATTAAAATCAGGCGGCAAATTAATAATAGAAGATGTGTGGGATATTGATTCTTATAAAGAAGAATTTGATAAATTAAATATACCATATGAAATAATTGATTTAAGGTCAAAAAGTAAGCATAATCAAAAAAATGATGTGTTATTGATATTCCAAAAATAATTTGTTATAGTGAAAAAAATTCCGTATATTAGGGTTATGTTAAAGGGCGAAGCGCATCCAATGAGCAAACTTACTGAAAAGCAAGTTGAAACGATTAGAGAACTATGGAAAGTTGGACATCGTAATGTTAAAGTATTAGCACAAAACCACAAAGTTTCGCCAGCAAATATTAAAAAAATAGTTACAAACCAGACATGGACACATATGTTGAAATGGCCATATGAAAGTAGAAAATAAGTTATATTGTGATGTATCCAGAGTTACTATTAGAGAAATAAGTCCATCGGTTGCAAAAGAAATTATAGTTAAAAAACACTATACACACGCATGGACTGCATGTAGATATTCTCTGGGCATATTTTATAGAACAGATGAAGTAAACGCATTAGGAGATAATGAAAAACTTATCGGATGTTTGGTTTATGGATTTCCAGTAGGTGCAAGAGCAGCACTTTCAATTTCAGAATTACTCACAAAAGATAATGTATTAGAACTTACCCGTCTCTATTGTGATGATGGGTATGGTGCTAACATAGAAAGTTATGCAATCGGGCAATCATTCAAATGGTTTAGGGAAAATGATAAAGCGATTAAGGTACTGATTTCCTACGCAGATAACGGACAAGAACATTTGGGTGGAATATACCAAGCAACTAACTGGATATATCAGGGAATGAACACAGAAATTGCTTTAATGCCTAATTACGGAATATCTCTAACAAAAGACCCATATGATTGGATTCATAGTAGGACAGTATTCTCAATGTGGGGTAGTGGTAATTTAGAACATCTTCGTAGAGAAATCGGAAAGCAAGGTTACAAAGAATTTTGGAGAAGAGAAGAACCACCAAAGCATAGATATGTACAAGTGATTACAGGTGATAAAAAAGAAAAGAAAGCAATCTTAAAATCTTTAAAGCATGAAGTTAGGGATTACCCAAAGAATGCAAAAGAATTTAATAAGGATATAGAACACCATACTACGATAGCACCGGAGAGTGAATTAGCAAGTAAGTTTTGGTAATTTAATAAAAAAATAGTATATTAGAAATATGAAATTTTGGGATACAGGCGAAGAAACAAATACTGAAGTTTTTGACTATGAAGTTATGAAAAAGAAGTTCATTGATAATTTGGACTATCTTAAAACAATGTCAGTAGAAGAACAAACTCTATACAAAAAATGGATGGAGTGGAATAGTGATTTAGTAGGAAATATGAAAAAATTGCCCGTTCTTCAACAACACTATGATTCTTTATGGAAACCTAGTGATATTATGAATAAAGAATTAACTATTTCTGAAATTCAATCGTTAGAACCATATGTAGAAATTGTAGATGAAGACCCTAAACAAGCTACTCGCTGGACTGAAATTCGCAGATTGATTCATACTATGGAGTTTCAAGCTAATCCTGGTCGTAATGTAAAATGTTATGTTAAAGATAGAACAAGCGGAAAGATATTAGGACAAATTTGTTTGGGTAGTGATATTACATCTTTGGGTGTTAGAGATGCTTATATTGGTTGGCAGAAAGAAGACAAATTTTCCAAAGGAAAATTGAATTGTACTACTATTGCTACAACCATTGTATCTACTCAACCTTTTGGATATAATTTTTTAGGTGGTAAATTAATCGCTGCATTGGCAACTTCCCCTGAAATTAGAGATTATTGGAAACAAAAATATGATAACGTATTAGTTGGAGTTGGTACAACATCATTATACGGTATTCATTCGCAATATAATGGTATTCCACATTTCAAAACATTGGGTGAATCAAAAGGTAAGATTTCAACAAAGCCGGATGATAAAGTTTATGACCCTTGGCATCAATGGTTAAAAGAAAATAAAGCTGATTGGTATAATACTCATATTACACAAGAGAGAGAAAGAAATGGTGCTAATATGGGGTACGAAAGAAATGGACCTGTGAGCGGTATCAAACAAAAAATCATTCAAGCTATTTATAAAGAATTGGGAATTAAAAGCGATGCATATGACCACGGATTTCAAAGAGGTGTATACTTTGCACAAATGTATGAGAATGGTAATGAGTTCCTATGTTCTAAAATAGAAGAAAAGGATTTAGTGTTAAAAGATAAATTTCAGCAAGGCAATGAATACACAATGAAATGGTGGAAAGATAAAGCAATTAAGCGATATGAAAAATTATATGAAGAAGGAAAGATAAAACCAGAAGTATTATTTTACATTGATGCAATTGGTTTAACTTGGGAGCAAATGAAAGAAAAATATTTAAAAGAAGTAGGAAGATAATATGACATTTTGGGATTCAATAGATTATAAAAAAGCAAGGAAGGTTTTAGTTATTCCAAATATTACCAATTCTGGAAATATTGAGAAAGATTCGTTTGTAGATGTAATCTATAATCACATAAAGGCATTAGAAGAACATGGTGAGTTCTATTGGAATATCATATTACCACAGGCAGTTAAGAAGTTAAATCTAATTAATGTAAAACAACACATACTACCATTTTCAGGTGATATGATTAAGATGCGTACTTATCCACCTGATTTTAATAGGTTATTGGAAACATTAGAGTACGATGTTATTTATTCACATTTGCCCGATTGGCCGCAAGTTGGTAGATATAAAAATGATTTCAATACAAAAATTATTGGATATTGTCATTGGTGGGAAATGAAAACCTGCAATGCTGAAGATAGGAAAAATAAGTGGAGATGGATGCCAATAGAACTATTAGGGGTATCACAAATGGATACTTGTTTTCTAAATACACAGGAACAAAAAGATAGAGTTTTAGAAGAAGCAAAACTGTGGTTTAATGATTTGTTTATTCAAAAATTAAATAGTATATTAGTAGTTTGGAATTTGGGCATAGATAATACTAAAATTATAGAAGAACCAAAAGAAAAACAAAAAGTTATTGTATTCAATCATCGAGCGGCTGCATATAAAGGATATCCATCTTTTATTAAATTGATGGAGGAGTATAGAGAACGCAGACAAGATTTTAAAGTATGGGTGCCACAATTAGATGGTAAGCCAGAATTTAGTTGGATTGATAATACCAAAGTAGCTAAACATGATTACTATAAACGAGTGCAAGAATGTATGGTAGGTATTCAGATGAGACAAACAAATTATGGATGGAGTGTAGCAGCAACCGATTGTATGATGAACGGAACTCCTATGATATTTCAGGAATCAGATTGTTACAAAGAGATAGACCCAAATGGTTTATTTTTTAAATATAAAAAAGATTTGTTTGATATGTTAGATAAAATATTAGATAACGAAAATTATAGATTTGAATTATCTAATAAAGCAATTCAGAGAGCAAAAGAACTATCTTTAAATGATAGTAAAATGATTAAAGTTTTAAACGAAAAATTAATAAGTTAATGTATCAAAACATTTATTACGAAAGAGGAAAAAACTTAATGCATCTATGGGATGATGAAAGAGGATATACAACATTCCCTTATCGTAAGTATGCATATAAGAAAGACCCATACGGACAATATCGTTCAATGTATGGTGATAAATTGAGCAAGATTGGTAAATGGGAAAAAGATGAAGCTGAGGATTTATTTGAAAGTGATGTTCCTGAAACGACACGAGTATTGGTTGATATTTATGAATCAGATTTACCATCAAAAGGTCATAGAACAATGACATTTGACATTGAGGTGGAAATGATAACAGGTTTACCAAACACAAAAGAGGCACAAAACGAAATTACAGCAATCGCAGCACATGATAGTGCAACAAAAATGTTTGATGTTTTCGTATTAGATAAACAAAATAAAATTAAAAACAATGCCAACTCATTTAGTAAAGATGGGAGAGAGGTTAATGTTCACATTTTCAATAACGAGAAAAATCTTTTACATTCATTTCTTAATTATTACGAAGAAATTAATCCGACTATTCTCACAGGTTGGAACATAGACTTTTTTGATATTCCATACCTCTACAATCGTATTAAAAATGTCTGCGGTGAAGGACATGCAAAAAGATTATCACCTATTGGACAATCATTTTATTCACCTTATAGAGATAAGTGGCAATTTGGTGGTGTTAGTATTTTAGATTATATCAATCTTTATAAAACTTATACTTACACACTGGAATCATCTTATACTTTAAATCACATTGCTACCAAAGAATTAGGTAGAGGTAAGGTTGAATATGAAGGAAGTTTGGATGACCTTTTCGAAAATGATTTAGAAAAATTCATTGAGTATAACATTGTCGATGTGGACTTGGTTGTAGCATTGGATGAAAAACTTCAATTCATTGAATTATGTAGAGCGGTTTGCCACGCAGGATATGTACCATACGAAGATTATATATTTTCATCAAAATGGTTAGAAGGAGCTTGTTTGGCATACCTTAAAAAGAAAGGATTAGTAGCATCAAACAAACCAAAAGATAGAAAAGAAAGGATGCAAGCACTTCGTGATAACAACGAAGAGAAGTTTATTGGAGCTTATGTGAAAGAACCCATTGTTGGCAAGTATGATTGGATTTATGATTTGGACTTAACATCTCTATATCCATCAATCATTATGACACTTAATATCTCACCTGAAACAAAAGTTGGTAAAATTACAAATTGGGACGCGGAAGCATGGATTAAAGGTGAAGATACTAAACATCATTTGGTAAGCAAAGATGGTGAAGAATATGAATACAATCGACAAGAATTAACCGAATTAATTAAAGATTCTAATTTGGGAATAGCAGCAAACGGAGTAATATATAACCAAGACTCACCAGGTCTAATTGCAGATATTCTTAATGATTGGTTTGATAAGCGTGTTGAATTTCGTAAATTAGAAAAAAAGTATGGTGAAGAAGGGGATACGGAAAAATATGAGTTTTATGCAAAACGTCAGTTGGTACAAAAGATTCTTTTAAACTCAATGTATGGAGTATTAGGATTACCAGCTTTCAGATTCTATGATATTGATAACGCAGAGGCAGTTACTATTACGGGTCAAACTGTTATTAAAAAAACCGCTGAAATGGCAAACATCAAATATTGGAAAGAGTTAGGAACAAAAGAGGACTACAATGTTTATATTGATACTGACTCAATTTATATGATGGCAGAACCTTTGGTAAAATATAGATATCCAGAATATAAGGAATTTGATGAAAAGAGAATGGCACAGGAAGTAAATACTATTGCAGAGGAAACACAAACATTTCTTAATAAATTTTACGACTTGTTGGCAGAAAAGTTTTTCTTCATTCCAAAAGATAAACATCGTTTTGAGATTAAAAAAGAGTATATCAGTAAAGCAGGATTTTGGGTAGCAAAAAAACGATACGCACAATGGATGATTTTGAAAAACGGTATCCCTTGCGATAAATTAGATGTAAAAGGATTGGATGTGGTTCGTTCATCGTTTCCAAAAGCATTTCAGGACTTTATGGCTAAAACTCTCAAAGATATTCTAATGGGTAAATCAAATGAACAAATTGACCATTCTCTTTTAGAATTTAAAAAAAGTATGATTAATTTACCTGTAAATAAAATAGCTAAAGGTGGAGCAATTAAAGAGTTAAGTAAATATGATGATGGAAGTTGGGTAAAGGGAAAATCAATAGCAGACTTTGAAAAGGGAACGCCTGCACACGTTAAAGCCGGAATAGCATATAACAGATTATTAAAATTCTTCAATTGCCCGTATAAGCACGAACCTATCAGAGATGGTGATAAAGTAAAGTGGGTATATCTTAAAACAAATCCATTGGGATTGGAAGGGTTGGCATTCAAAGATTATAATGACCCAAAAGAGGTTATAGATTTTATTGAAACGTATATTGATAGAGATGAAATATATAAAGCAGAATTGGAAAATAAAATTGATGATTTTTATAAAGCACTTAAATGGGAAAAGGCATCGGTAGAAACACAAACAGCTAAAAAGTTTTTTGCATTTTAATATGAAACAGAGTTTAAAATATTGGACAACAGAAGATTTTGAAATTTCAAGTTACAAATGGTCATTTAAAGAAAGACCAGGAAAACAATTTTTGGGAAACGGCTCGGATAAAGGAAATAACCATTATAGATTTAATGAAATAGGTTTTAGAGGTGATAATACAATTTTTAATGGCATTAAATTAATGTCAGTAGGATGTGCGCATACGGAAGGTATAGATGTAAAAGATACAGAGACTTGGCCACATTTTTTATCAAGAAAGATAAAATCGGGAATTGATTATAATTTAGGAATGAGCGGAAGAAGTAATGATTACATTAGTAGAGCAATTTTAACTTGGACTGATTATTTAAAGCCATCATTGGTTTTAGTAATGTACACATATCCTAATAGAAGAGAATACTACACCAACACTGGTGGAATTGAACCATTTCATCCAAATCCGTGGGGATATTTTGATGAAGAAATATCAGGCAGAATAAAGTGGGGAAATATAATGTCAACAACCAACGCTGAAGAAGATTTTATAAATTGGTATAAAAATCACCAATTGATAACTTATTATTTAAAATCTAAAAAAATACCATTTATTTGGAACGGAACATTTTTAAAAACAGATTATACGGATGAAAATCGTTTTGATGGGGATTATCCATATTTTGAAGATAAAAATACACACGCTACACCAAGAGTAAATGAGGAGTACGCTCAAAATTTATTCAATTATATTACAGAAAAATTTGAAATTTAGAAATATTTTCCGTATATTTAATAAACAAACATAAAATTTAAAACAAATGAACAAAAACAATTTATTAAGATTTATTCAAAAGTATTCATTAGGAGGACTTATTGAATCCGTAGCATGGAATGCGGAAGGAACAAAATTATCCGTAAGATTTATTTCGGATGATAAAACCCTATTGGGTGAGGTTGAATTTAATGCATTTACTTCTAATCCATTTAATGTTGGTATTTATACAACATCATTATTAAAAAATATGATTGGTGTATTAGACAGTGATATTAAATTAAAAGTAGATAAATCGGGAGATAAAGCAGTTACTCTTAAGTTGAATTCGGATGATACCGAAACATCTTACCAGTTAGCAGATTTAGGTGTTATTCCACCTGTGCCAGATTTGAAAACATTGCCTGAATTTACTATTGAAATTGATATGACATCTCAAATGGTAGATAAATTTATCAAAGCAAAGGGTGCATTGAGTGATATCGATACATTCACAATCTTCACAGAAGGTGGTGATTTGAAAATGGCAATTGGATATTCATCAATTTCCACAAACAGAGTTACGATAACTTGTCAAAAAAATGTATTGGTAGAAATAAAACCAATTTCCTTTTCAGCAAAATATTTAAAAGAAATTCTTACAGCAAATAAAGAAGCAACTAATGCTAAATTGAAAGTATCAACCGATGGTTTATCGCACGTTGAATTCCAAATTGATGATTTCGTTTGTAAGTATTATTTAGTAGAAATAGCAAATTAATAAAAATGACAGAACAATTAGAATTATTCCCAGTAGAGGAATCACAATTACAAAGTAGTGTAGAAATTCCTGCACAAGAACCAATTAAAGATGCAGAGTGGTGTTTTCAATTTTTTAATAACGAACCTGTAGTATTTGGTTGGCAAGGTGAAAATACGGAACCATCTCCTTTAGTTTTACAATTACAACCAGTGGAGGGTGATGTATTAACATTTAAACAGAATGGAATGGAGTTTAAAATATTTGCAAGACCTATTTCCGAAGATACAAAACAAATTAGAAAAGAGCAAGATGAAAGTAAAAATCAAGAAACTGCATCCTAATGCAGTAGTACCACAATACGCTAAATCTGGCGATGGTGGGATGGATTTGGTAGCAACATCAATATTATCCAATACGACATTCGATGTAACATATGGGATGGGAATTGCATTGGAAATACCGGAAGGATTTGTAGGATTGATATTTCCTCGTTCATCAATTAGAAAAACTGATTTGGCTTTGACAAATTGTGTTGGAGTAGTTGATAGTGGGTATAGAGGTGAATTACAAGCTACATTCAAAAAAGTATATGGAAAAAATGATGTAAGAATTGATGAAACTGATTACAAAGTTGGTGATAGAATTGCACAAATTATTATCTTACCATATCCACAAATAGAATTTACTGAAGTAGAAGAATTATCTAACACCGAAAGAGGCGATGGCGGATTCGGTTCAACTGGAAAATAATATGAGTTTTTTCGCAAATGATATAAGTAAAAGAGAGCATACTTTGTGGGTGGAAAAATACCGCCCACAAACTCTTGCTGACTATGTTGGTAATGAAACCATCAAAGAAACTATTCAGCAATATTTAGATGCAAACGACATACCACATTTGTTGTTATACGGAAAAGCAGGTACTGGTAAGACCACACTTGCTAAACTAATCGTAAACACAATTAAGTGTGATAGTATGATTATCAACGCATCAGATGAAAACAATGTAGATACAGTAAGAACAAAAGTTAAGAACTTCGCATCATCAGTTGGATTTGCAGGTTTCAAAGTAATCATATTAGATGAGTTTGATTATATGACACCGGGAGCACAAGCGATTTTGAGAAACTTAATGGAAACATTCAGTAAACATTGTAGATTCATTTTGACTTGTAATTATATTGAGAAAATCATTGACCCTATTCAAAGCCGTTGTCAATCATTCGCAATTACTCCACCGACTAAAAAAGATGTGGCAGTACAAGTTAGTAAGGTTTTAGATTCGGAAAAGATTAAGTATGATATTAAGAATGTTGCAGACATCATTAATTCTTATTATCCTGATATTCGTAGAATACTTAATACTTGCCAATTACAATCAGCAAAGGGAGAATTGAAAGTAGACCACAAAGTGATGGTTGAATCAAACTTCCAAACGAAATTGATTGACCTATTAAAATCAAATGATGACAAACGTAATTTGTTTATGAAGATTAGGCAAGCAGTAGCAGATAATCACCTAAACGATTATTCAGAAATGTATTCAATGTTATACGATAAAGTAGATGAATATGCGGCAGGAAATACTGCAAACGTAATTCTAACTATTGCGGATGGTCTTTCAAAAGATGCATTAGTAGTAGATAAAGAAATAGTATTTATGAGTACAATTATACAAATATTAAACATTATAAAATAAACAAAATGGAACAAGGACAAGGACAATTACCAATGAATTTTAATTTAAACGATGCAAGAGAAATGCTTTGTGAGTGTGGTAATAATACATTTATGCCGGGTTTTAGATTTAGAAAAGTATCACGTTTAATTACAGGTGGTGCAAAAGATAGTGTACTTCCAATTGAAATGTACCTTTGTACACAATGTGGAAAACCATTACAAGACCTTTTACCAGATGAATTAAAAGATAAAAAAATTGTAGAATAATGGCAGTTAAAAAGTTATTTGACCATTTAAACGCAATAACCGCAGAACAAGACCCAAAGTACTTCGATAAACTTTCAGAAGAGGATTTGAAATCATGGAGTAATTTTATGATTAATCGTTTTCTTTCTATGAAGCCAGAGTGGGTTGAATTGATTGCAACTCTTTTACCTTTGACACAAACATTACAACCAAAAGAAATGTATAAGTTGTATATAAGTGTAATTCCAAAAGGTAAATACTTTTTGAAATATATAAAAGGTAAAGGTGAAGAAAAATATGAACAGTTTTTAATTGATTTAATTAAAATCGACTTTCAATGTTCACAAAAAGAAGCATTAGAATATATTGAAGTTCTTTACTCAACGAGAGAGGGTAGAGAAAATATAAAATACATTTGCGAAAAATATGGAACTGATAAAAAACAAATAACTAAATTGAAATTAAAAATTTGATAAATACAAAAAATTTAGTTATATTAGTTCTATGGCAAGAGTATCATTTTCACAATATAGTATGTGGAGTAGTTGTCCACAACAATACAAATTAGCATACATAGATGGATTATCACAATCCACATCCAATATACATTCAGTATTTGGAACAGCAATGCACGAAACACTACAACACTATTTAGATAAGTGTTTAAGAATATCCAAATCACAGGCAGATAAGATGATTGATTTGAAGGAATATCTCAAAGAAAGAATGAGAGAAACCTACATAAAAGATTCTGCCGGCGGAACTCTTAATGTTTGCACAAAAGAAGAAATGGTAGAGTTTTTAGAAGATGGAAACGTTCTTTTGGATTGGTTTCAAAAATCTAAAAACTTTAATAAATTCTTTTCACTAAAGCATGATGAATTAGTAGCAATCGAACAACCAATAAACACAAAAATTGCAGAGGGTGTAAACTTTATGGGATTTATTGATTTGATTGTTAAAGATACATTTACAGGCAAATATCGTATTATAGATTTTAAAACATCAACTGCAGGTTGGAGTAAATATCAAAAAGCAGATGCTGTTAAAAATTCTCAAATACTTCTTTACAAAAAGTTTTATGCAGAATTGATTGGTATTTCCGAAGATATGATTGATGTTGAATTTATCATCTTAAAAAGAAAAGTTGCAGTTAGAGAAGATATTCCAACTCACCGAATGAGTAAGCATATTCCTGCAAACGGAAAACCATCAATAAACAAAGCATGGACAGGATTCAAAGGATTTGTTGAAAGTGTGTTTGATGAAAC